TAAGAGTCTTGCATCTCCTGATTGGTCATCTGCTGATACATCTCTCATAATTTGGAAGTAACATAATTCATTATCGCCTGGCGAACCAGCTATGGTTACTGCACCACTCTCAGCAGATACCATTAAATCCTGAGTTGTTCCACTAAAAGCTAAAGCTGTTGCTACGACATTCGTTCCAAAGGCTGTATTCTGATCTCCATCACTTGCAAAAGCTACACCTGATAATCCCCAAGCTACTGTACCTGTGTTCGTTCCTGATACTGTCCAAAATGCTTGGAAAGTAACTGTACCTAAAGCCCATAATTTAGGGAACGCTACTGTAAACTGTGCATTTTCATCTGAACTTGCATCAAAATCTAAACATTTTAATTCAGGGCCATTGGATAATTCTACTTGTGCAAGTGCTGCACAACCTGCTGTGGTATTTGGGTACATAGCTGATGCTGGAACCCATATAGTTTGTTTGCCAACGACTGCACCTGTTAATCCTGTGCCACCACTTCCTGTTACAAGGGTTGCTGATAATCCAGCTGCTGTTCCAGAAGTGTTTTGGTTTCCTGATGTGTTAACACCAGGTAAATTTATATTTCCAGTTCCATCAAATGAAACCCCACCGATTGTTCTGGCAGAAGCTAGAGCCGTTGTCGTTGCAGCTAATGTTGCTGTTGCAGCTAATCCTGATGTGGCTTGATTCCCGGCAGAATTAACTCCTGGTAAATCTATGTTGCCTGTGCCATCAAACGATACACCACCTATATTTCTAGCTGATGCTAATGCTGTGGCAGTTGCAGATAATCCAGTACATGATCCAGATGAACCACTAGCATTTCCTGTAACATTTCCTGTGAGTGGACCACTAAACGCAGTTGCAGTTAAAGTATCTGAACTCGAATTAAAAGTTAATCCAGCTGCTGACTTAGGTCCTAAATCTCCTGTAGCTGCGGTTACAAATAAGGGGAAGCAAGTCGTATCACTACTCTCATCAGCTATTGTAATTACTGTTGGAGTGGGTGCAGTCCCGACAAATGAGGTTGCTGTTAAAGCACCTGTGGCAGAATTAAACGCAAGATTAGTTCCAGACTTTGGTGCTAAATCTCCAGTTGCTGCTGTTGCAAACAATGGGAAGCATGTTGTATCTGATGATTCATCTGCGACTGTAACGGCTGTTGCTACTGATGCCGTTCCAGTAACATCTCCAGTAACATCGCCTGTTATATTTCCAGAAAAAGTTCCCGCTAATACATCAGTAGAAGCATTAAAGGTAAGCCCAGCAGCTGATTTTAATGGTAAATCTCCAGATGCCGCTGTAACAAAGAGAGGGAAGCAAGTTGTGTCTGAGCTTTCATCTGCAATACTTACATTGTTTACATTCTCTTGTGTTGTAAGAACTCCATCTGCATCAAATGCCATAACCTTAGAGGCTCTGTCTGCTTTAGCCGGTAGGGTTACAGTAGCTGCGATTGAATCGGTATCTAATAGTTTAACTGACCTATCAGATTGTTGGTCTATATCTGAAAGCTTTGCATAAACTTTATCTAAATCTGTATTAAGAGAGGTAATATCAAACGATCCAGTTGATGGAAAGTCTGAGGTTCTCTCTATTGTTATATCTCTGATGATAGTAATAATGTCGCCATTACTTGCACCTGATGGACCGAGTGTGATTGTGCCACCAGCGCCAAATTCATATGCGTCATCTGAGGCAGCAGCCGTTCCTGTAATTGAATATTCAGTGGCATCACTTGGAGATGCGTCATAGGTTAAGAGGGTAGTCCCGTTATATACCTTAACATCGCCTGTTGAAAAAAATTCAAAAGTAATCGTGAATGCAGTCTGAGCTGCAGTCGCAGTATACGCCACTCTTGGTGTATTTTTATTGCTTGCTATCGTCATATCTTTCTCCTAATTCTTTTATATCATAAAACCTATATAAATCACTAGTTATCCTTATTTATTAACTTTACTATTTTTCATATTAATCAGCAATTGGTTCTATAATATGTTCTCTTACTGCTTCACCAAACCAACTTCCTTGATTTGCACTATAAGGTTTATAAAGCATTGATCCAATATACGGAGCATTATTATATGGGAGCTGTTTTGTTATGTAATCAGCTTGTTCTCTATTAGTCCCATGATGATAAACATTATATCCCTCGTTTATAATATTAGGTAATGCTCCAAAATTTCTTATATAATCCGAATCATCAGGTACACCATAAGGCGGTTTCAAACCCAAGAATCCTCTTCCTCCATATTCATACCTTGTTCCCATATCTATTGCGTTTAAGATATCCATTGGAACATTAAAAGCTCCAGAATGTAATGCTCCTCTGTACCAAAATTCTTGGTATTCTTCGTTTTCAATTAGTTTTCTTGTCCCATATGGGTCTTTTATATAATTCATAAAAGCACCAATTGTTACTGCGGCAATTGTTCCATGAACATAACTTTCCTCTGTCCCAGCCACAGCATTGGTGCCTCTTACTCTCATTGCTTTTCTTGTCCATCCTTGAAACATGAAAAATAATTTTAAAGCTACATTGCCTATCATGACTTGATTTTGTCCTTTGGTAATAGTAGTTCCTATTCCTAGGGCTAATCCTGTTGCAGCTCCAGTTACATCTCCCATTGCAAATCCTAATGCTGTTGTTGTTGCAGTAAGAGCATCTTTAAATTGCGGATGTCCTATAATTCTTTGCGCACCTCTTGAGTATGCGTGTATTCCGCCATATGCTAAATTCATATTATCTGTTGGGCTTGGTGTTAATATTGTTCTTTCCGCATCTGCTTTTACTGCTTGTCTAAATAATAAAGTAAATGAATCAGCTCCCAATATTCCGCTATTTGTCCATTTCATTATATTAGGTACATAAGCGACAGCTTCTTTATATCTATTTCCAGATAATACAGCTTGCCAAGATGAATCAATGCGTGTTTTTCTAACATCTATTAATCCAGCTTTAAAAATTCTCATAAACATTTTTATATCTTTATCTTCAAATCCATAATCGCGTAATCTATTTCTGCCTTTTTTTGATAATTTGCCAGCGCCAGCTTTAATTAAATCCTCAATAAACCTATGCGTTGATATCATTCCAGCAAATTTTTTAACATACCCTGTGAATTGTGGCAAAAATACTGATTGAAAATAAAATGTATTAAAGTTTTGTAAGGCATGTTCGGCACCACCTACTATTTGTTCTGTTTTATTTATTAATTTTTCTTTAACATTAACACCCATCTTAGATTGTGAGCCAATAGGCAAAGTATCATAAGCTATTTGTCTTTGGTAAGGGGATAAATTTGCCATTTCTTCCATTAGAGGCAACATATATGCTTCTTCTTTTTGCAATACTTTGATATCTTCTTTACTTAATAATCTTTTTAAATTTTTGTTTAAACTTATAGCATCAAAAACATTATTCCAGCCATGTACTAATATTAAATTAGCCCAGTCTGGTTGAGAAGTAAGAGTCACAGCTGATAATTTAGCTGGAACTATTATGTCTTTTAGTATATTCCCAATTCTTGTTATAGGATTTTTTGGATCAGTAGGGCTATGTGTCCCGTATAGTTTATTTACAGAATTTTCAAATGTACTAACTGTTTTGTTCATAACAGTTACATCCTTTTCATTAATAACTTTAGCAAGTATCTTTAATTTCATATCCCATACAGTTCCTCTACCATTTTTATCTCCATGAATATTTGTAATTTCAATTGCAGTAGAGATTTTATCTGAATATACAGCTAAATCTGATAACAGATTAGTGCTAATAAAATCAACGGTTTCGCTTGGATTCCCCATTATTTTTTTATCAATAAAGTTTTTAGATGCTATTTTTATTCTCCTATATATTAAAGGGCTTTGCTTATTTTTATTGTTTTTTACTTGTCTTTCAAATATAAATCCGCTCATACCGCCGTCTATCTCTCCGTATTTTGAATGTATATCTATAATATTTGTATGCACATCATTTGCAGATTCTAAAGCATCTTTTATTAATGCTTTTCTTTCTTGTTTACTAAGTGAATATAAATGGTTTCTCATTTCAATACTAAACTCATAAGGATATTTATTACTAGTATCAATTTTTAAGCCTCTAGCATTTAACCTTTCAGCTAAAAAAAATGGAAATAATATACCTATTCTGAAAGTTTTTGGGTGTTCTATCATTTGATCCGTTAAATATCTTCTCATATAATAATTTTCTGGTAGCTCATATGCTTTTTCTGCATTAACTTCTTTAACCTCATCTATTTTTTTATCTAAACCATAACTATTTCTTTCTTTAGTAACATCTTCTAAAGCTTCTTTATACGCAGAACGCTGAGCTTTTGCTAAAAAAGGGCTAGATTTATCATCTTTTATAATTTTTGTTATTTGTTTAATAACAGCGTCATACATTAGTTTGTTTCGTAATAAATTATCTTTAGATGCCATTAATCCAACATCAGTAATATCGGTTTCATACATTTTTAGATAATCCCTTACTCTTTGTATTGAGTTTCTAATTGCTGGGTCTATGGTATGTGACATTTTTACATCTTCGGTCATAACAAGTTTTGCTATTAGTTGCTCATATTCAGATTTTAGTAATTTTTGTTCTCTTGGTGTTGGTTCTTGTTGTGCTGCTTGCCTTATTTTGTCAGATAATCTACCAAACCTTTCCGCAAACCATATATTAGCTTTTGTTATATTGAATCTTGCAAACGGCATTCTAAAATCAAAGGGTTTATCATAAATACCTAGTGCATATTGATTATAATCTATCATTACATCGTCCATTAATTGCCTTATATGTTGTAAATGTATAGTCATTTTTTTATTTAAAACAGACATTCTTGATGCTGCTTCATGAGAGTTTTTGGGGGTATTATTATCATCTATAATAGAAAGTATTTGTTTTGCTACATAATTTTGTAAAGGAATATCCTTATCGAACATTCTAGTTCCAATTTCTATATCTACCCATTGATTGAGCCATTTTATAAAAGGAGAAAATATAGGGATTTCTCCGTATTTTGTCGTATAATCATCTCTTGATTTTTTAATTAAATCATTTGCTGTTTCAGTCTCAATAAATTCCTTATGCTCTTTTGGAGACATTTTTGTTTCTTCTATAGGATGAATATACTTTCTATATACTTCTTTTTTTATCAAATAGTCTCTTAGGTCATTTTTGTTATGTATATTTTTATGGATATATTCTGGGACACTATCTTTCCATCTACTGTCTTTCCACATTTCCATTATATTATGATCGTCATATTTAATATGTATTCTGGTTTGAGTTCCTTTTGTCTTTGGGTTAGTTAATACCGTTACTGGTAAATATTCAGCATTTTTATTAGGTATTTGCAAAGGATGTCCTACTCCTTTTACTGGTTTAACTTCTATAATGCCTCCATTTTCTAATAAGAATCTTGCTGTAAATCCCTCTTCTCTTACCGTTATTCCAAATAAATCATCTCCTATTCTATATTCAAATGATTCATAATTAGCATCGTCTCCATGCCTTTTGTGTTCTGCAATGATATGTTCAGCCCACATTTTACCCTCCCCTCCTTGCTTATCAATTCTGTTTTTTCTGAATCCCTCTTCCCACATTGATTTACCTTTTCTCCAACCACTTCTTATGCCTGGAATAAGAAAAGCATTGAAAGCACCACCAATTAGAAATGCACCAGCTATAATAGCTGGGCTTTGTGCTGGACCAGCTAATGGGTCTAATTCCCATCTTAAAGGTTCTAATACGGCTACTGTAGCAGCAACACCAGCACCACCACCTAGATATTTACCAGTATATTTCATAGCAGTTCTTCCAGATGAAAAAGTTACGAAGCCCAATGTTTTTCTAACTTTCCCTTTTAAAAGATTATCTAATTTTCTAATACCATATATACCTTTAGTCGCCCAACCAAATCCTATAAAATTAATTGGATCGAGAAATCCGGCTGCAATCATTGCAGTCCAATGTCCACGACCAGCGATATCATACAGTTTTTCATTTCTGTTTATTTGTTCAGCTAAATAATGAGCGTGTTGCGAATTTACAATCCTATGGTCAACAAATTTTTGACCATGTCCTCTATCTATAAATGTTTTAAAATATGGATCTTTTGTCCAATCCCAAATTTTACCATCGTTATCGTATTCTGGTTTTTTATCTGGGAACCCCATATCAGAATATATATCAATTTTATCCACAAATTGTCCAGAGTACCAAAGACTCCAATTAGCTAGAAAAGCATCGGACCAATCAGCCTGTTGTATATGTTCTTGTATAGCAAATGGGTTTTTTTCTACCTCTTTTGGGATTACTGCATCAAATCTTTTCTGTAGAGTTTCGTCAATATCTTTAACTTTAGCTCCATGTTTTTCAAATAATACTCTTATTCCCTCATCTGGTTTTAAATCTTTAGCAGTTTCTTTTAGCGTAACGGGTGTAGAAGTAAATGCTGATTCAAACCAGTTTACATCATCATATTTCTCTTCCCCTGTTATTTTTGAATATTCAGCCATTTTATTGTTCCAACTCTATTAACCTTTGAACCTCATTTATTTCTTCTCTTCCTATAATGTAGTAATCCCCACTCTTATCTCTAGGGTATACAATTTTGTCATTTGCTTTATCGTAATAAACTAAGTAATAATCTATATTTTTTATTCGTTCACTATTTATATCATCTCTTAGATTTGGATTATGGAGATGATTTAAGTTTACTGGAGCTAATGCTATTTTACCCCCATTTACTTTAAGCAACCTATCATTTGTGCCGCCTATTACTTTTAAATCTTCTTTATGATACACCGGTCTATCTCTAAACATATTAGCTATTATAGTATCTAATTTATTAATAGCATTTTTTGATTTTAATTGTGGGTATAGTCTTTCTATTGGTAATGCAACAATTGCATTTTCATCAAAACTTCCATCATCCCTAATTTTAAGACCAACACCAACGCTTAATCTTGATATTCCAAATTTATCGTGAAAACCGCTTTTAGAAAGAACCCTGTCAACAACTCTTCCCATCTCTTCATTTGTTGTAATCTGTGTAGCAGCTGATTCCATATCTTTTAAAACACCTTGCCATATCTGAGAGTAAAAATATGTTCCATAAGATGTTTTATAATCTGATGTTATGTCTAAATTTTGATCTTGAAAACTTATTATTCTTGATTCGATTTTCTCTTCTAAAGATTTAAAAAAGTCAGACTCAGACTTGAAATGTCCCTTATCTAATTGTGAAAACCAAGCTGCTCTTAAACCAGCTTTAGCTGTTGTTCGTTCTACAATAGCCCGTGCTAGTAGAAATGCCTCTTTTACTCCTCGTCCATTAGTTACATAAGAATCTACACGATCTAAAATCCTGTCTTCCTTTACATTGAAGTTATAATCATTTCCAAAATCAAAAGCTTTTGATTTATTTCTGGGTAAAGTTAAAATATCCCAGACATCTTCTGTTATAATATTAGAATCGTATGCTACTGCAGCATTTGCATATTTTCTTTGTGCGCTTGCTGGTAATACTCCATGATTATTTACTATAAATGCTAGTAGTCCCAAATCATTATATCCAGTTACTTCTGTAATAGGGTTAAACGAATTATCATTGGTTATCATATGTTGGTTATAAGAAGCTATCATCATTGCTTTGTTGGCTGGTAAATCTAAATCAGACATAAAATTCGTTTTAGATAAATTAGAATATGTAAATGTTTCATCTGGTCTTTTTGAGATATTATCGCTAAATTGTCTTCTAAAGTTATTTTTTCTAATTTTTACTTTAGTCAGTTCTTCTGATATTTCTTTATTTTTTGTTAAATATTTTTTTGCAGTTTCAAATCTAGTTGTATCTCCTTGAGCCATTCCATCTATATCTTCTCTTGTTACTTTTATTGGAACGCCATTTAACATTAAAGTAACTTCATTTGGTCTTTGCACTGTTCCGGTTTGGAGTAATTTTAATAACTCTTTCCTGTTATTATTTCTTTCTAAATTAGTTGCAATATCAGCAACATCAATTTCTTCTCTAGGCAAACTTATATAAGCAGTATATGTGCTTGTTAATTGTCTGGCAAAATTTCTATTATTTATTGCTATAGCTAATAATTCCTTTCCCTCATTTTTTGTATAAACATTAGCGTCTACTTGACCTTGTATAGATATTTTGAGTTTGTTATCACTATAAGATTCTCCTGTATGCAAGGTTTCTAAAAATGCTGCTTGGTCTTTAGCATCATTAATTTTTCCTATATTATCTGCTTCTTCTCTTTTTTTACTATTGTATATATCAAGATAACCTAAACCTACTTTTTGAAATTTTCTTTCCCAATGATTATCTATTAACTCCCCAAATTTTGGAGATAAGTTTTCTATAAATATTTTTCTCTTCTCATTTAATTCATTTTCAATATCTACTGGTTTTAAATTTTTTTCTTTTGCCGTGGAATAAGCATTATTAATTATTTTATCTACAGCTGTTTCAGATTCTAGTTCATACCGCTTATACGCTACTTCTTCAAAGTTTATTCCAGCTGTATAACCCAAATAATCTGGTACTTTTGGTAAAACGGGTACCGTCATAAAAGTTTTTTCCCCGTTCTCGTCAGTTACTAATACTTCTTTATCTACAAATTTTACTTTTAATCCTGTTTCTCTACCTAACTTTCTTCCCTCTTCCTTTAATCCTTTAAGAGCAATATCAGCATATTTGTCTGCTATTTGACCAAAAATCTGCACTTCTTGTCCTTTAAAAGCAGAAGCTTGAGCTATACCAGAACCTCTATTTACGCCTATTTGTGCTTTATAGTTTGTATATTTAGCCATTAATATATACCTTTAAGTTTTCGTTGCGCTCCTACATCCCAGCCATATAAAGATTTATTAGATGCTTCTGCTGCTGTTGCTGGTGTAGATAACTCTCTACCTAATAAAGATAGGTTTGCTCCAAGATTAGCAACTGTTCCAAATACTTGTGTTTTATATCTTTGTTTAGATCCTTTTTTAGCAAGCAAAACATCTCTTGCAAGACTCTCTGTGTTAGCCATTTTTTCAAGACCAGATAAGGTTACATTAGATATATCTTCTTTATAATCTTCCATAACACTGACTAATTGCTGTTTATAAGATGTAGAACCTAGCGTTATTCCTTTTCCCGATTGTCCAGAATATGTTTTTATAAATTCATCTCGATATTTTCGTTTCAGAATATTTTGGTTTTTAAGCATTTCTAGGTTTTCTTGTTCTTTTTCTGTTCGATAGCGTCTAGCTTGTTCATTATATCTTTGCTCGTCTATTTTTTGTTGCGCTCCCATTGAGCTAAGCTGTAAAACAGTACTTCCTACTGTCATTCCTATACCAACAGCAGTAAATAGAGTTGCACTACCATAAGCCATTGCTGCTGTACCAGAAGCACCACCAGCCATTATTGCCATTGTTACTGGATCACACATTAGTAATAAATCTCCGAAGTTATCCCCAATATTCTAAGTGGTAATGGAGCTGATTGTGTTATTGTTAGATACGGTTCCGTATCATATCCTAGAAAGAAAACTTCTTTCTTACCTGTAAAACTAATTAAAGCATCTGATGTATCTATATCTGAAACAGTTGGTATTAATACATCCATCCCATTTACTTTTATATTATAACTACTTGCTAATTCAATAATTGCTTTTGCAATTTTTCTTGGGAAACTGGTTAACGGAGATGAGCCTAGTGATTGTTTTATAACCCCATCCACAGGTAAAGTATTGATTTCTAAAGTATAATCTATACCAATATCTATTGCTGTTGCAACAGAATCAAAAATGACAACACCACTGCTATTAACAACTCCATCTCCATAATAATTTATGTTGTCTCCCTCTGTTGAACCTGATGTTGCATATGCAGTTAATCCTCTCATATCTGGTGTAGAATTTAAAGCTGACCATGTTTTAGAATGAGTAAATATTAATGTAGCATTATCAGATTGACTCGATGCTACATTTACCGAGATAGCATATTCTCCAGATGTTCCGGTATAAGTTGAACTCTGTATGGTATAACTTGCGCCTGTCCCTCCAAATTGAAATTTCTCTCCTACTTGTGGCGCATTAGTAAAGCCATCAGCTATAAGAGTAGCGGAGCTACTAATCGAACCTTTTACAAGAGGAGTGCCATGTGGTTGATAACTACCGCTGAGTGTTTTAGTTACAGTCATGTCTGTTGATATATCAAAAGATGTTGATGCAAATTGTTCCAGATAATATGAATTTCCTACAAAATTAGTAACTGCTAAGCGTGTAGAATCTGTAGTAGTCGTTGTAAAATTACTTGATCCGTTATCATCTCTTACTACAGTAACGACAGCTGCCGCTGGGTTGGCTACTGTTAATCCAGATACTGCATTTAAAGCAGTATAAATATTATCTGCTGTAGTATCATTTGATTCATTTGGTCTAAAGTAGTGAGTATTTCCAGAAGATGATGATGGAGCAGAACCACTACTAGCTTCTGATTCTAGGGTAATAACAGTACCGTCTTGTTTGGTAAAAGTTAATTGGGTTCCTACTGCTATGTTTGCATAATCCGTAACAGTAACTGTACAAGATACATCAATTGGTCTATTAACCGCAACATAGATGTTACTTGTAGTACAAGCTATTGATTCAAATACACCTTGAGTAGACCAGAGATTCCATCCAAATATTTTCTGCGCTCTTTGTGAAGAATATACAGCTATTGTTCCATCTGTATTTACTACAAAATAAAATTGTTCTGTTCTATCTGGGAGAGAATTAACAAATGCAGAATCTGTTGGTGTTACAATTAAATGATTTGATTCTAAGCTAATAGCTCCAGATGAAAATTGCTCTAAACTTGCACTGTATACATATTCTCTAATTGTTTTCCCATTGTTTTGTATATATATTGTCCCTCCATCAAATATTTTAGGCATTGCTTTTTGTTGCACCCCTAATGTAGATTGTCTAACAATTGATATATCTGTTGGTGTTATTGGTTTTCCTATTGGTGGTTTTAAATAAAATTCTGATGTATTCGTTAATACTTCTAATACTTTCCCAGATACTAGATGTCTTATTTCATTAATTTCGTTTGATGCTATGTTTACTTGTACTGATTCTGAATCTTCTGCTGTTCCCTCATCAAAATTAAAAAATGCACCTAATGAACTTCCTTGTATTCCGTCTGGTAATGCAGTTACACCTCCAAAAAATAAACGATTTTCATGAAAGGTTATGGCTCTAGGATAACCATTAACTGCTGAGAATACTTGTTCATCCCAATTTCTTGTTGGTGGATGCCCAGATACGGTAACTCTAACACCTCCTCCATCTACTGATTCTGTTGCTGTATCTGACGAGTCAGCTGTAAATTGCCAGTGATTATCATCCGTTACAGTAATACTAAATGTTCCATTAACATTTCCATATACTAATCCACCTCCATCGGTATCTAATATACCCTCTGCTCCAGCAATAACTACAGATGCTCCGGTAGAAAATCCATGAGCTACATGAGTTACGGTTACTACTCCTGAACCAGCTGCTGTTGCAAACGGATCTTCGTCTAATTCTATTAATGGTACTGATTTAAGCGTAGCTGTTACTACCGTTGTGGAAGTATATCCAGTGATAAGTAATTCTGCTCCCATGTATCGTATTCTCATTCCCACATAATCTGATGACCAATATGCACTAGATGTAGTACAAGTAACTCCTGTCGCATCTTTAGTTACTGAATTGATATCTAGGGTAATCGTATCAGATGCAAATTTAAAATATGGCTGATATACTTTTTCTCCATTGACGCTCTCATCAAATGTGAAAGTTGTTTTTGTAAATGTAGTAGCACCTGTTCTGTTTATCTGTGTAGGCGCAATATCTTTATGGACGATAATCATCGTATCGCCTTGTTGGGTAAAGTTTAATTCAAATAAATTTGCTGTTTCCCAAGGACAAGATGTGATTGTTTGAAGTAAAACGCCAGCAGTAGAATAAATTTTCAGTGCTGTGTTCTGGAATGCAAAGATATATTCCTGGTCTTCGCTAAAAATAAAAGACTCAAGTCTTGATTGTGCTGCTAAATCTGCTCTAAAATAAGTACCACCTCTTCTTTCTACTGGTCCTTGATTAGTATTTATAGTATTTCTTGATTTTTGCAAGCCAGCGCCATAAGAAACTAAATCTGTTCTTGATATTAAATTTGGGTCAAGTTCGCCTTTATTAAAATTAGATTGGTGTATTCTATGTAATCCCATTTATTATGGTACTGTAGCTTTAATTATTCCTAAACTACCAGCATTCCTCCTATTCCTAAACCTACTAACATCCATTCTGCGTGTTGTTTGTGCTTGAGAGTCTTGAGCTTTCGCAATTGCTAATTGTGCAGCTCCTCTACTTCCATATAAATTGGATAAGCTATCGTTTCTAGCAATAGCTCCAGCAAATAAAGATGCTAATTCAAAAATTAAAGCCTGTCTAAAATAGGGGGGAAAATTAGTTTCTGATGGCTGAAAAGTATAATCAGCTACCACTGTATCGCTTGCAGAAGCGTCACAAAATAAAAAGTCTTCGTATCGGTCAAATTGAATAACTGAATCACTTACAGTAAGTGTGTGTACAATTAATGCTCCAGATGGTATAGCGTATTTTGCACTATACCTGGCTGTCGGGTCACTTGCGCTACGAGATAGTTGTGCTTGCCGAGCAGCAAACCTCCATCTATATCTCGTAAGCAGATTCTCTAATGTTGTTTCATATAGCTGACTTGCTACTTTTGATTCAGTAGTATTTTCAGTAAAGGAAGTTATCGTGTTAGCTCCTACTAAAACTAATGCGCTACTCGATATTGTAAATTTACTATTACTCATAATCCTTTAAGCGGGGACGGCTAACTTGGAGGTCAATCCGTCCCCTAGTTGTTATGTACCGTTAGTACAAGTTACAGTTGTAGCCGCCGTTGCAGAAGTAACAACCGCTACATCTACGGTTTGTGTGCCACCAGTGGCACCAACACATAGAATAATATCGTATTGTTTTAAATCGTCTGTGACATTATTAAAATATCCAGAACCTACAATTGTACCAATAGCGTCAGCACTCTTATAAACAAAGAGATTTTGATCGCCAGCACCCGCTATTTTTTTCAATGCGCTTGATGTTAAAGCCATAATATCCTCCTGTTACTCAGTGATCTGTACTTTAATCATACCATTTTCGTCTATTTGGACGACTCCGGCACTAAAGTAAGATGTGATTAAGTTACTGACCTTTTCAGGTACATAGTTCATTTCTGTTCTAACATCTGAACCAGAAGCCAAGCCAACACTACTAGCGTGCCAAGCGTGACATTCTCTAGTTGAACCAGATATAGACAGTCCCGAGTGTACGAACACTGTAAACCCTAACCAACGCTTAGCGGTCATACCGCCAGCATATGGTAGGTCAGCTTCGCCCACATATTCTGCTCTTGAAAATTGATCTAAAGCTAATAAATCAGCCCAACCAGCTGGAGATACTACTAAGTATCTTTGCCCGTCGTCTGGTACATCAGCTTCACCCATTGATTCCCAGATAGAAGTTGCTTTCGCTAAAGTAAATGCCGCACTTCCGTGAGCAATATTATTACTATTACCGTTAGCATCTAATACTGTGATAATTAGGTCATCAATTTTTCTACCAAGTGCCGAAGCAGCAGATGATGCTAGCACTTGTCTTTCGTCAATGTTTGTTTTTAGCTCATCTAAGCTATCGACATAGTCGGCAGCATAGTAATCAGCTAATGTTGCATCAACTGTAGTATGCGCAATTTCCATAGTATTGACTTGTCCATGTCTAGATTTAGTAGACGCTGCACCTTTGCCAACTTTCTGGAATCTGCATTGATTACCAACAACATTATTTGACTGTCGTACTGTATTCCTCAGTTTGGAACCCATACGCTGATAAGCCATATGTACTTCTGCTTCAAACTGTTTAATAAACGCAGTCGAAATTTGAGTTGCCATAATGCACTCTCCTTTTTTAGTTACGTTTTAATCAGTTATCCTATTTAGCTTAACTCGGTTATCCAAACTGGACCGATGTCCCCTAAAACGGGCTGTATCCCATTAGATACATTATGTATCTTCTTATAAAAATACAATACTTTTACGTTTTTAACAAATATTTCTTTGTCATTAAACGAAAAATCTTGCCATTTTAGCCATCTTATTGTGTTTCTGTTCTCTTCTGGTATTAAATTTGACACATATTCGTAGTCAGATAAGAAATATTCAGTCCATTTTTTATTTCTTTTTAAGAAATATAGCCATTGTTTCTTAGTTAATTCGCTAGATAAAAACCAAACTATTCCTATTTTTGGATTTTTCATTGTTGATACAACACCAAACATAGATAGAACATTATCTTTTTCTAGTACGGTATAAGTATTTACATTTGGTCTTGTATAACGAAAAGGATTAATCAACGCAGTTAATGGATCGTGTCCCATCAACGCCAATTCAAATTTATCTGATTGGCGTAGTTTGAACGCCAGCTCGAAAGCATGAGCTGGTGTTCCTTTTTCTACATATAGCATTTTTTATGAAGTACCTGTTAATGGGTTTTTCCTCTTAAACTTTATAGCTGTCTCTCTGTGTGCTATCTGCATAGCTTTAACATTTGAAATTGGTTTTGCTAATTCTCTAGTTAAAACTTTGTCAAAAAATTTCATGCTTTCTATACTTTCTTTTAATATAGTTTTCATTATTTTTCTTTAAATCTTACCAGCTAACTGCAACCTACTCCATGCCTCGTCTACTTTTTTAATATAACCTGAATCTCTATGTCTTGGATCAAAATATCTTTTATCTTTCATCATTTCTTTAACATCAGCCATAGTAAATTCTTTTTCTGGCTGTGATACATCAGACGCATGTGATATTGTTGACCTCTGGTTTTCCATCATTGTCTCTAATACTTCAATTCCTTGAGCTGTAGCTCCCAAAGTTGCTTGTATTATTTCAAACTTCTCTGGAGGGAGGATTTTGAAGTACCAATTATTGACAGCTTCTATTCTTTCTTTAGCATTTTCTCCTAGTTTACCTATCTCTTCTTCTTGATTAGGTAATGATTTCAACATGAAGTCTACATATTGATTAACGCCACTTTCAAATTCTTCCTGTGGAAGTCCTATCTCATGACACTTACCTCTCCACCATCCAGTTAGCGGATTAGCTTCTACTATCTCTTCGGTAATTCCATCTACCAATTTAGGTAATGTATATTCCTCTGCTTTTTCAGGGAGTCCCTCTCTTGCCTCTGTTTGTAATTCAGCAATTAGAGATTCTTTCATTTCATCTTTCTTCCCAGTAGAGAATTTTTCTAAATGAGTATATGATTTTCCCATCTCATCTACCATTACTTCTCCTGTTTCAGTATTGTAAAACTTTTCTGGAATATGCTCTGGTCTTGGCTGTATGGGAATATTAGTTTCTGTATTGAGTTCTGCTCCACGCGAAACATCACTTGTTGTTTCTGGTGCTGTTTGTTCAGTTTGCTCTGTTGCTTGTTCTTCAACCATTTTGTTTCTCCTGTATCATGTTTTGGCTTATGCCTTTGTTAATTCTACGCTGGATTAATCCAACGATATATCTTTGTCCCTCTAAATGTCGTAACTGTCCATCTGTTATTTCAGGACCAGCTACTGCTTCTAGTGTTAAAGATTTGAGATGTTTGATGATTTCAGAACCGCCAGTTGTGTTGAACATTTTGTAAAACAAAGTATTTAAGTTCTCCTCATCTGCTGGTTTACGCTTCATTCCATCTAAACCTATAAGCATATCGGGCTTTTTCTCTGCCATTCTTATCTCCTATTGTTCAGGAGGCGTTTCCTCCTGTTGTTGTGCTTGCTGTTGCTGTCTTTGTTGCATCATTTGTTGCATTTGTTGCGCAAAAGCTTGCATTTCTTCCGTTGATCTAATTAGATTCTCTGGAATACCTAGTTTTTTAGCCACATATTTAGCAACTTCATCCTGTTTTATTAAGATATTCATAAGTTCTGGACCTACTCTGCCTTGTATCATGCCTAAAAATCTGTCAATAGTAGCAACATCGCTTTGATGTTGTGCTTGTGCAAGTGGAGAAGTAGAGATTACCTTGACTTCTTTGCCATTAATTTTAGGTAATTTTATACTTCCTTGCTTTTTCAATATATAAACTATCCTTTCTAATAAAGGATTTACTAATTCTGATTGTAATCTGCCAAATGCAGAACCTATTTGTCTGGATAAGTCTGCTTGTCTTTCTGCTACTTCTGTTGCACTCATTGGAGTACTGACATTAGGTGCGCCTAACATATCATTGTATAAAGCTTTTTTAATATTGGATCTCATATCACTTAAAACTAAATCTGAAATTTGAAAATTATTTCCAGATGGTACAATGGGGGTTAACCCAGCAGAACCAGCAGCTTTAGGTATGATAGTACCTGGGATAAGTTGTATGTTATCTACATTGATAACCCCATCATCTTCTACCTGATACATTCCAGAGATTGCCATTTGTGCATTCTCTAAGATAAGCTCAACGGTTAAATTTGCTACCTTTATTGCTGGTAAAGCTAACATTAATGGACCACGACCATAGGTTTCTCCAGCACATTTACTCCATCTATAGATTAAATATGGGTTTGAACCTCTGCCTTTGAATATTTTTTGGTGTAATTTTACCTCATACATCTTTGCAATAGCACAAAAATGATACTCTTCTTCCTTAGTATTGAAGTAATTTCTGTATACAACCTCTATAATTTCACATTCCTTGTCTGGATCTTTGTTCATATCGTTAATCATCTTGTCATTCATTTGTGCATCTGGATAAGCAATTATTATTTCTTTCATGCGAACCATACGTCTTCTAAAGACATGGTCTATTTTGTCGTCATGACCAGAAGTTAGCCAAACTTGGGGAAGAGGAATAGCTTTAAATCGGATGGGATTAACAGCGTCTCCCTCTTCCACTAATAACACCCCTGTGCCGAGAGCAATATCTAAAAAACTCTCATGTACTTCTTGAGAGAAGTTAGAACTTTGTATTATTTCAAAGACATAGTCTGTAACCATATCTAATAATTGATTAACATCTTTAACATTATCTTTTGGTATGTCTGTGCCGGCAACAAAGTCCGCCCATCTAGCATAGTTTGGAACGATACCAGCTTGTAGTCTTGATGCAAATTCTTGTACCCCAACTACCGCAGTCTCATCAAATATCCTATCTGTGCGTCTTCTGCCAGGTTGTTCTGTAAAAAAACTCTCTCTTTGTGGTAGTGCGTATTCATAACACTCCTCAAAAGTACTGTGCCATTGTGTTTTAATTGCTTTTGCTCTTTCAAATCTAGCAAGTAATTGCTTTGTTGGAGAGTCTAGTGCCGATATTGGCTCTGTATTCTGTGCTTCTATTACCAAATTATGCTCCTAATGTATCTTTAGATAATAATCCACTAGCAATTTCAAATCCAGCGCCACCTTTTCTTCCTGTACCAGCAAGTAAAGACCTACGGCTTCTTAGTCCATAAGCTTCTTGTATTGCTCTTTCATAAGATTCGTCTTTAAGTTGAGATTTCTCTGCTAAAGCTACTCTTCTTTCTCTTGCTCTCTTTGACTTTGCCTCTTCCTCAATCCTTGGATCAGGTGGTGGTGGTGGTGCAGAGCCGCCGCCGCTAGGGAAACACATTTCTACTTTCTCCTTTCATACATTGCCCTTGGTTTTACATCAAAGACATTAAAATTTTTCTTAGCTACTATAGGTTTACTAATTTTAGTACCTACTGTCAAGTTTCTTCCCTCCCCAGCACCCAATAACATATATTGCAAAGCATCGTGTATATGTGAAAATCTATTCTTATTGGGTCTCTCATCATATCTTTCCCCTGAAACTTGCATTCTTCTATAATGATATCCCCCATCAAATCCTTTGATTATATTTATACATTTTGGGTCTATTAATATTCCTGAATCTCCATCTATCATTCTCGACAATGTAGCATTAACACTTTCTAATCTCAACATAACATCATTACTTGGTGCTGGTCTTGCTGAAATTCCTCTACCTCTCAATATTTGAAATGGAGTAGATTCATCTGTCTGCGCTCTATGGTCTCCAGCTGGATCGCCAAATACTATAAAGTTTCTAGGCATATACTCAGCCATCTTCTGTTTCATAAGGTCTGAGAAGCGTAATATACCCATGTCTTCGGCTACCAACTCATCAAGAATTAGCCATCTACCTCTTACTCGTTGTCCAAATACACATGCTGGAGTTAATCCAAAGTCAATTCCAACGTAAATAGGCGTCTCTTTCATGACTGCTATATCGCTATTGGCTACATGAACATCTCTTTTAAACATCTCATAGACGGGTTTGCCATCTTCAATCTGTCCTAATTTATTTAAAACATAAACATCTATCCATGATTTAGTCTTACCTCTGATGATATTTGAGTAATAAGCGGGTGTTAAGTTTTTTCCATTTTCTCTTTTTTCATTTTCAACATAATTTTCTAATACACCCTCTTTGCTTTTTACTTCTGTCATGGCTGGAGGCTGATTAAAAAATTTCCAGTTATCTGGTTTGATTAACATCTTGGTTTCTTGTTTGGTAATGTAATCGGGTATGATAGTTTCCCCAGCAAGTATCGCCCACCAATGGTCTGTGTCTGGCGGGTTAGTATCTGCTATAACGCCATACCAACTAGGACCACCATCACGCATACTAGGATAACGTCCAACACGCATAGTACAAGCATCAATGATTGACTTAGGAATCTCTCTCGCTTCATTAATCCACACTCCCGTTAACTCAAGTGACAATAGTTTTTTCATGTCTTCTGGTCTATCTAGTGCTAGGAAGATGACTTCTAGGTCAATATCGCCTTTTTTTATGTAATGGGTGTAGGGTACTGACCAAGCAAAACGTCCCCAATTCTCCTCATCAAACCAATCGAGCCAAGTTTTTATCGTTGTTGTCTTCAATTGTGGGTTGGTATTTCTAATCACAGCCCATCTTGATTTGCGTACTCCATCTACCCCAGGGTCTTGAGCCAAGGCTCTGCGCAATATCTCAATACAACAACTAACTGATTTACCTGAACCAACAGGTCCACGCAATCCTCTAAAAAAGGATTCATCTTTCATGAATTGTTTAATTACATTGCCGTCTGGCTTAAAGTTTAATGATCCCATCGTCTGTAACCACCTTTTTATTAACAACCATTTTATATAATTGTTCTAATGTCTCTGCTTTAAATGTTTCAAGCACCTTATCTGCCTCATAATCGCTTAAAAAATCTTTTGGGTAGTCTTGCATGTATCTGAGTTTGACAGCTTGTCTCAGCTTCTTGAGACCATCAAATGAGTATTTATTAAGTTTCTCTATTGAGTGTGCCATTACTGTCCATCGTAAATTTCTTTTGCCATCTTGCTAGCTTGTTCTCTAGAATGACCTTTAATCATTTTCATTTCGATATATTGTTTGACCTGGGTGTTTCGTCTGTTGCGTTTGTCTTTAGCTTCCATCTCTAAGATACGCTTACAACGGCGCTCAGTTTTCTGAAATTTAGTTAATGGGTTTGCCATATTGTTCTTTAGTTATACTTTACTTTTTTCCCAGTCTTCTTTGCATAAGCTACCGCTTTCTTCTTTCCTTTCTTAGTATACTCAAACTTTTTTTTTCCAACTTTAGGCATCACTTTCTCCTATTTACCTTTAGTCATATATGGTTGCAGCATTTTATTCCAAGCCATACTGGGTTTTTTGGGAGCGTTTGGCAGCGTTGCACCAAATTTTAATCCTTTAAGTAATGTTGGAGATTTGTAAGCACTTTGAATCTTCTCCATAGCTTTCTCAGATTTCTGATAGTCTCTAAAGGTTGCTTTGCTTGATAAGAGACTGGCTACTACACCCGTCCCAAATGTTGCTGCGCTAGCAACAGTTCCCTTATATAATACTTTGTCTATTTTACTAAGGGGTTTTAAAGCTCCTCTTATCGCAGTAGCAGCCGCACCTACAGGACCAAAAAACATACCAGCAGCTCCCAATCCTATTAGACCCAGCGTCACGGGTTTCTCATATTTTTGATAGATTTTACCTATATTCGATTTGGTAGTAACCATAGCTGATTTATCTTTCAGCTGTGTATACCAATTGCTTCCTACTTTAGGCATAACTATTTCCCATTGAGCTTATACTTTGGTTTTAAAGCACCAATTGCTTTAGAAGTTGGATCAGTAGGCTTCGGTATTACTATGTTCCGGATATAGTTTCCCATCCTAGATGTAGTAGTAACGGGGTCTAGAGGAGTTGATCTTTTATTTGGAGTTTGTGTTTTAAGATAAGCTGTATAATCCTTTTCTTTTCTTTTAAGATAATTTTTAACATATACCGCAAATTGTTTGCCCGATTGAAATTTTCCTGTCTTTCCCAGGATTCCTTTCTGTGCAATTTCCCAAGCTTTTGGACCACCGGTTGTAAGCAGTGTTCCTTTTAACGCTTGTCCAAGAAGACCGCCACCTAATATGCTCAATATGCCTCCGCCAATAATTTTAGTATTTCTTCTAGTTGTATATCTATCAACTGCTCTCTTAACAACAGGTTTAGATCCGAAACCTTTGAGTATATTTGTTTGTGCCATTTTGCTTACCTCTTAAAGTTAAGATGAATGAAAGATAAGCTTTTGTCAATTAAAAATTTTTTACATAGCCGCTGTTTGATGCTCTGAGGACATCGAGTTATTTTGGGGTCTATGGAGTCTGAGGGTCCTCTCTCTCCTGTAACGTTGCAATTTTTAACCCCCGTGCCTCTCCAGCTGTCAATACACCAGATTCTTTTTTGGCACGGACAACAGTGTGGACAAAGTCCACGCTATTCAGAGTATGTATGGGTAAAGGCTTGCCTTTGCTATTAAGTGGGTGGGGTCAAGGGGGACGCGAAGCGTTGGGCTTGCGGAGTGGGAGTGTTGTCGCGCCCACACTTTGTGTGGATCGCGTCAACACGAGCTATGATAAATCTATATTAACTTGGAAGTCTCCAGTCAATAAGTGCATATGTTTTTCTGGAGCTTTGAACCCACTCCTATCTAGTATATCTTTACTCGCTTCGAGCTGAACATACTCTGACTTCGCCTCTGTTGTAAGCCTTGCCAAAGTATTGACAGCCTTAGAAGATGACATATTAATCCTATGATTAACTTGGCTTCGAAAGTATTCTTGTACTTCTGGTTTTCGTAGCAGTTTGTGAGCTGAAACACGGGCAGAGTTTCCCTTGTACCCCGCCAAGTATGATGCCTCAGTAATAGTACATCCTTTGGATACTAGTGTATCTACTAGAGTCTTAGCTTTAGCGCTTATCTGTTTCTTTATCGGCATATTCATATTCTTAATATTATCTTCTTTTTCATTCCATGTCCTCACTTTTATTTAGAGAAGAATCTACAATCCATACCGAGAGAAGCGAGAATCATGGATTGGAGACGACAAGCGTAGCGCGTCAGTATTCCTACACTTCACTCCCAGGGGAACAAATGACATTTATATTACGTTTTGTGTTCATAACTCCTGATACTTATTTATATTCCCGTTTTATTATTAATGTGACGAAGTGTAAAGCATAAGTTCAGCCTGTCCAAGTGCCTCCGTACCAAACCATAACCTACACTTGACCAGACTCTGACTTTGCTTTCGATTACTTCGCACATAATAAAACGGCAATATGCCAGGAGTTATTATTATGAACAACAAAACTCAAAATATAAATGTCTCTAGCGTTTTAGCTAGACATGAAAAAGAGTTAGCTTCTATACCAGAAGCAAGTAATACAAAGAGAACATCTGGATATTGGTTTCTCATGGGACAGCTTAACGCTATTAATAATCAAGTCCAAACTCTATCAAATCAATCGGCTTCGTTGATTGCTTCAATGAATGAGATAAAATCTCTTCCAGTAGTTGATAGAGATATGGACGAGTTCGATAGTATCGAACAGTTAAACATGAAATATCTTTGTATTAACAAAGTAAATAAGAAAACTTTTGATTCATTAAAATTATTAATGAAGAGTCAATACGACATTGACTTTATCGGTAGAAAACAATCAAAAGTTTCTAGATTTAAACCTAGCGAAAAACATGACTATAGTAAAGTCATGGCTTCACTTAGTTAAAATCTCTACGAGATTTCCCAGAGAATTAAAGTCTCTGGGATTTCTCAATTATTATTATTAACATCTAACCCATTAACTAGATGAGGCGTTGCCTCTAATAGATAGATATTAATAATAACAAAATCTAATAGAAGCAAGGCGCAATTATAGCGATTTTCTATATTAGCATTTAATTATATACCTTGAAGATAAGTATAATGAGTGTATAATAAAAGTATAATATAAATTAAATAGAAAAAGGAAAGTGAAAATTATGGCTTATAGTTATCCTATCTGGAACAAAATAACAACATGTATTTATAAAGCAAATAAATCATATGGTGTTAAAGAAAAAGGAATCAATAATATTTTTGTTGGAACAAGTGCAAGTAATTCGCATGAGTTTGCAACAGTTAAAACTACACATAAAATTATGGACAATGGCGACAGACAATACAGATTATATGTTGATGATAAATTAATTAAGTGTGCAATCTTGCGCAAAGATATATTAATTAATAATGTCATGGCTAGTATAGATTGGTATCACACCATAGAGGAATAATTAATGGAAAAAATAATCAAAGCATATAAAGAGGCAATGAGAAAAAGTAGAAAGGATATAGAGGCAATCCTTTTAGTTGAGATATTTGAAAACAAGGAAGGGGCAATGATTCTCTCTGAAACAAGCGACGAGTGGATTATCCACCCTGTTAGATTCCACAAAAGAACAGGTGAGCAAAAGGAAAGTGTGTGGAAAGGAGAAGGCTCGTACATGTTTAAAGATAGATACACCTATCAGGATGCGAAAGCACAGTTCAGGGAAAGGATAGGGGGGTAACAAAAGCAGATACGAACTTAGCTCAGTTAGGAGTTAAAGAAAGAATAGAAAATTAATCTCCAATTTTACCCGAGTGAAGCGAGGGTCTAAATTGGAGGGGTAGATATACCAGAACAGTCCTGATGAAATAGTCAGGTGAAAAGAATCTGGGTATCTATCCTTAATGAATTACATAGGTTTAAGATTTATACAGAGTAATCAGGAGTACCAAATGTGGTCTGTATTCGCTTAAATCTTAATGGGATAGATATATAAGTGGTGTGGCGCAAGCATCCTGTATCTATCCTTAATGAATTGTTTGGAGGAACCAACATGTGCTGGAAAACACTCGTGGAAAAGGTAGTACTACCCCAAACATAGAGCAGTAGAGTAGGGATTGCACAATCCACAGAAAGTACAAACTACTCTACTGTTTGCAATGAATTGCCTAGTGATAGGTAATGAGGATAGATAGGTGGCGTAACACCTGTAAATAACTTGCAAGTTACCTGTCTATCCTTAATAAATTAACAAGGAGATTTAGATGAACAAAGAATATCAAAGTACGATTACTGTTTCATGGGGTTGTAATAATCACGAAGCAAAATCTAAAAAAGAATATATACAAAAAGTTAAAGACCAATTCCATGAGAATTTTGGTATTCATTTAACAGACAATGAAATAACAGATATAGAAATAATAAATTAACAGGAGAGGTTAAATGATGTGTTGGAATGAAGATATAACCTGGGATAACAAGAAAGAAAAATTTGCTGAAAGTAAATTTCCTAATTATTTAAGAGGTATCTTTTTAGAAATATATAAAGGGCAAAAAGTTTGGCAGACATACGAGTTTAAAAATATAACAAGAGAAAGATACCTTGCTTATGATAAATTTAAAAAGGAAGAATGCTATTTTATCTGGACAGAATATCATTCAATTAATCCAATTGATTATGAAGATTATTCAATTAAAAGAAAACCAATAACAGATATTAGCAACACCGGATATAGAAATTGTATCTTACCTACTATGAGTTTGGCGCTTCCAGATAAGCAGCATGATTTGCATAGATATATGATTGACTTGCTATCTATACACAACAAAGAAGCAATGAATGAAAGAGAATCTGAAAATGATAAATGGAAAAAAAGAAACAAGAACAGCAAACAACAGAGTTTATTACTAACATAAAGGAACAAATATGAAAACTTATAAAGATGATTTTGGATTAGATTATGTTATACCACAACATTTAATGAGCAAAATTAAATTGTTATTAGATAATATAAATGAAGCCATACCAGAAAAATATAAAAACAAATCAGTAAACCCAGAAACAATAGACCACCTATCATATGACACGGGTTTTAGAGACGCTTTGATTACATGTCTTAGACATGTTGAATACTGTAATAACAATGTAGAAGATAACCTAAACAAAATGGCAGAAGCAGAGAAAGACAATGATGATTGATAAACAATTTGAAGTAGAAGAATTACTTTCACAATTTGGCGCAGTAAAAGTAGGGGGTGGGGATGATTTTGTTGTCTGGTCTTTAGACCCAGGCAAGAAAACATCTACTGAATATAACAGCAAACAAAGAAGTAAGAAAATAAGGAGAACACAATATGAAAATGTCTAGGAAAAGGTATCTCAAATTACGAAGAGATAGCAGGACTAGGATAAATCAGAAACCATACATGATGGTACTCAATCCTAAAACACAAGGCACAGAACTTGTGCCTGTTCAATTTGAGGAGGAGGAAAAATAATGGGAAGAGTAAAAGAACATTACATGGAAACAGCAAATGAAAAACAACTACATGATGATGAGCAAAATATTATGGAAGAGATAGCTGAAACTAAACTCTCTCATATGACTAACTTTACTAGATTCAACAAGGATAATCTTGGAATCTTTCATGCGGTAGTTAAGTTTGCTGATAAACAAAGACGGAATGAGAGAGAATATTATAGTATTGAAATCATACTTAATGTTGTTAGATTTCATACAGATTTGAGTGGGACTGGCGATCCATACAAAATCAATAACAATTACAAACCATATTATGCAAGAATGTATATGCAGTATCGTAATTGTCCAGGCTTCTTTCAATTAAGAGGGAGCTTAGCTGATGAGTATGATTACTGTCCAGATATAGATTACTATAAAGACTGGTTAAAAATGAGAAAAAAATACAAACTATATGGGTTCCAGCATCATCTGCACAACCAGCAGTCAACAATAGGGGATAGTAATGAATAGAATAGAAGAAGATTGGACACCGTCCGAAAAAACAAAAAAAATTTTAGAGGACGAGTGTCCAGGAGTAGATATTGATTATGAAACAAGACAATTTAGAGACTGGTTTATCGCTTCTGGAAGAGTTTACAGAGATTGGCAAGCTCGTTTCAGAGGATGGGTACGAAAAAATCACAGAGAGTATACCCAAAAATCACAAGGACATAAGGCAACATCTGCCTCTGATGTTTCAGACAGAAGATCACGTCTTATTAGAATTGCGAAAGAGGGAGATTCAGGAATTAATGACCGTATCTCACGATTTCCCATTAGAAAAAGGGATAGATAGTGCGGGTTTAGATACTCTCAAACTAGACAAAGAAAGAATGAGCCCGTCTAGTCGTTTAGATGTGGCAAAAGCACTAGAGATTATTGGCTCTACATTTAGAGTGACTGTCCCAGAAGATGTTGGTCTTACTAAATACTTTGAAATCTTGGAAGTGTACCCGGCTATGCTCTTAGAGGTATGTGTTGAGGATATTATTAGAACCTTTAAATACCCCAGGTTGCCTCTTCCTTATGATTTTACAATTAGACTAGAACCTTTGTACATTGAACATAGAAAATGGCTTATAAGAACCATTAACGCATTCATAATGCTACATAAATTCAAAGAACAAGGAGCTAAACTACCAGAAAATAAATATTTGGTAGGATATAAAGACAAAAAATAGTATAATAACTATATAATAAATATATAACTTGGAGGAAATATGGATAGAAAAAAAGGTATAGGTGGTAGCGATGCCTATCAAATTTGTAAAGGTAATTGGCATGAGCTTTGGAATGTAAAAACTGGTAGAAAAGAACCAGAAGATTTATCACGGATTCTAAAAGTTCAAGTTGGTATAGTTACAGAACCAGTGAATGTTAAATTCCTGGAATATGAGCTAGAAAAAAAGATTACCAGAGATATAACTTTAGACCAAAAAGAGTTTGTGATGTCTCATCTTGACGGTATAACAGAAGATGGTATTCCAGTTGAATGTAAACACACACACGAAAGAAGTAATATGGAGATAGTAGCTGAAAATTACTACCCTCAATTACAACATTACATCTGGCATTATAACCAAAATAGTATTGATAAGAAACATAAATGGAAAACAGTTGACCATATTATTTTAAGTGTAATCTATGGTAATAGTAAATTTGAATACACAGTAATTGATACTGATGTTGAATTTCAAAAAGAGTTAATGAGAAAAGAAACAGCATTTTGGAAGTTTGTTGAAGATGATATAGAACCAAAAGGTTTTGATACCATTGTACCAATTCCAAAAAATATAAAGCTAGACGGTATGTCTAAAATAAATATGAGTGGCAACATTATTTGGAGAGATACCGCCAAGCTTTTTATCACAACACTTCCGTTTGTTAAAGATAACAATAATGCAAAGAAAACATTAAAGAAACTGGTCCCAGATGATTGCTATAAAGCAGAGTCTGACGGAGTAACTATCGTAAGGGATAAAAGAGGTTATCTGAAAGCAGCGGAAACAAAAGAAACTAACTTGGAGGAAAATAATGACTGATATAACTAATAAAGTTAAAGAAACTTCACTAGAAAATAGTGAGTTTAGCACGGATGATACTAAAAATCTATTAGTAGCAATGGCTCAATTAGGTCAGCAAACTAAAGAAAGCGGTATTGAAATAAGACCACACAAAAAATATTCCGAAGTAAAGGATAGAGTTCTTATCTTTAGAGAAACTTTTGGTACAAGATACGGCATAAGAAGTAAGCTATTACCAGAGTTTTGTGAGGTAGGTAAGATTGTAACTATCCAAGCAGAAATCACAGACAAAGACGGTAATGTTATCGCTTCTGGAATTGCTTCTGAAAATATTGGAATAGATGCAGACAATAAAATCAACGTTGCTTCTGGTGTAGAAAACTGTGATACATCAGCAATAGGTAGAGCGTTGTCTTGTCTTGGCTTACATGGTGGCGAGTACGCCTCATCTAATGAAATGTTAGTTGCCTTAACTGAGAAAAATAAAAATCTTTTTCAATCCCAATATCCAAATGGCGCAGATTCTGTAAAAGAAGTTCTGAAAGCTATGAGTGAGGAAGAATTGATAGAGTTTACTACTGATACTAAAAGGAAAGACTTCATTAAAGAGTTTATCTCGCATGAAGATCAAGTAAACATAGCTTCTCTCATGAATGTCAGACATAAGGACATTATGGATAAGCGAAGCAAAGAGGAAGAGGCAAAGTTAAAAGAGAAAAAGAAAAGTAAATAAACTAACCGATAGATAGGTAATAGCACACCTATCTATCACATAATAGGAAACAACAATGAGAAATATAGAAATAATACATCCAACAAGCAAGGAGTTTAACCGACGTAAAAAATTGGATATTAAATTTCAATGGAATGATAGACCATTTACTTTATGTTATATACATTTTGATATGGATGAACACGAATGGTACGAAGAAAGAAATCAATGGGAACCCGTATGTTCTTTTGAAGCATGGGTTAATTTCATAGATTTAGACTCTGGTCTTATGTATGAGTTAATGGCTCTTGAGGATTTAGAAACTGATACTCAGGGTAATGTGGAAGCAGAACATATTATAGCAATGTTAAAAGAACATTTAGATAATAATGGATTACCAGAATTTAAGGAGGTAGTACAAAATGGCATCACTAAATGAAATATTTTTAATAGGAAACTTAGGGCAAGACGCAGAAATGAGAGAAGCATCTACTGGTAATAGATATTTATCTTTCGGTATTGCAACAACCAAATGGAATAAGGATTTAAAGAAAGAAGAGCCGGTGTGGCACAACATTCATTTCTGGGCGAGTAAGGAAAATCAAAACAGCTTAGATAAGTTAGAGCCTTTCTTAACAAAAGGCAAACAAGTTTTTGTAAAAGCCTCACTTGGTTATTACAAAAATAAAGAGGGCGTTAAAATGATTACAATAACTGCAAGCAAAGTAGAGTTATTAGGTAGTAGAGAAAACAACGAGTTTAATCAAGACACAAGTATTGGTAAAGATACTTCTGTATTTGGTAAACCACCCGTTAGAAAAGATGATGAAGATGACGGGGGGGAGCTTGCATTCTAATGACTAAATTACAATCAGAAGTATATAAATATATTAAGCAAACAATCCAGATAAAAGGATTACCGCCTACATATACAGAAATTACAGATGACTGCGGTTTAATTGCTGAAAGTCAAGCTTACACTATAGTTAAAAGATTATGTGAGCTTGACTATCTGGTCAAAGGTAATAAAAAAGAAATAAGAAATATTAGATTAACACCTGAAAAATTACAGTGAAAAAGAAACCAACCCGTAGAGATAAAAAAATTATGGACTACATGGCTAATGTATATGGCTGTGTAGTCTGTAAAAAAAATGGGCATGGGTTTGTTCAAGCTTGCATACACCATCTAAGAAAAGGTATGGGTTTAGGACAACGAAATCATAGTGAATATGTACCGCTCTGTTGGCATCATCACCAAGATCCAAGACATGGCATACACGGAGGCAGAAAATCTTGGGAAAAGAAACACGGAACAGAACAAGAATTATTAGATTATTATAATTCTACTGTTGAAGCGGATTATCAGACCGACTTTTGATTTCGTTTACCCGTGCATTAAGCACAGCTATTTCAGCTTTGTTAATGGCTATGTCTGCTACAATGGGCTTGATGTCTGGAGCTGACCTAGCTTCCATTACATCTAACCTATTCATAATCGTACCTACTGTAATCATCATGCCACCTAGCGTGATGACCAATCCGATTATTCCTAATATAACTTTAATATCCAAGAATACTCCGTAAGTGTTCTTCTGCTCTTATTCTATTATCTATAGATTCTTGAAGAATCTTTTGATATTTCTGAACAGGGTCATTATAGATGATTTGCACTTCAGCATATATATCTCTATTGTCAACATAACTTCGTCTAATGTATTCATCTAAATTCCCACCATATATTTCTATTTGGTTATCGAATATAGCCTGATTCACAGAGCCATATCCTT